TTTAACGATACCGGCATTAGCTTCCTTGGCACGTTCAATTGCCTTTTCGCGGGCAATGTAGGAATCCCCAAGATAGATTTTTTTGAAAGCCTCGCCAACACTGTCGGCCCCTACAGCGGCTTTCAGCATGGCACCGGCAGCCTCCATTGCGCCATGCGTAAGCAGAGCAACGGCACCACCAGCAACACCACCGGCCATAAATGCGCCGGTTGCCGAACCTAGCACGCCCTTAGCACCAATCTTGCCAATGGCCCCGAACCCCTTGCCCGTCAGCAGTGATGCCCCATCGCCACCAGCCCGCTTAGCACGGGCCACGCCTTCCAACTCTTTGCGCATGCGGATGATCGGCGGGAGCGACTTTTGATAATCGGCTGTAGCACCACGAATGGCGCGGCGATACGTTTCAACGTCGATCTTGTTGGCCTTGAACAATGTGCCTAGTTTTTCTTGCTCCTTGCGGAATCGCTCTAGCGGCGTGCGCGTGGCGTCGTAAATCCGACTTGCCTCAGCATCAAACTTGCGAAGTTCAGACTTCGCCTTATTCAGGCCAGCCTGTAATTTCGCAGTATCAGCTTGAATCAAAATGTTGATGCTGCCAGCGACCGCCATTTCATTTACCCTTCTTTTCCTTTTTCGCCTTGGCTTTCACGCTCGCCTTAATCGGTCCAAGTAGGGAATGCAATTCTTCGTCGCTCTGCTGCCGTGGCGGCTTCACTAATTTGAACGGGTAAAAGTCGCCCGGCGCAAAGTCGCCGCCGCCGCGTTTCTTCAATCCGTTCGCCTTGGCAATCACCATGCACAGCGTTGCCACTTGTCGCCACTGATCGCCAAACGGCTCACGCTTATATCGCTGTTTCCAAAGGGATAGCTCTTTCGACGAAATACGCGACAGCATTTCATTGAGCGTCATCCCCAAATGCCCGGCCAGCGTTAGGTAAAACCCTAGCTCTGGTCGGGCATCGAGTTTTTTCCGAGTTCCTCCTCGTCCTTTTGGGAGACAGCCGACAGCCTCGCACCAACGGAATAGAGCTTGTCAACAATGGCACAAGGTAATGCGCCAACCTTGGCAATCTCATCGTCGGTAAACAGCCGGTTGCCGCTTTCGTCGCACACCGTTCGCGCCACCAGCGAAGCCCGAAACTGGTCGTAACTTTCTGTCTTCGATTTCTTCTGGTGGTACAGAACGGATTGTTCCCATTGATCGCGTTCGGTACCGGTCATTCCGCGCACCCACACGAAATTACCGAGAATCTCGACCTTTTCTTTTTCAAGCTGTGCAGCCAACAGACCTTCCTTGCTCAACATGCTTTTACTCCTGGCTAAAAAAGTTACGTGGTTGTGGCGGATGTAATCAGCCCGCTCAACTTGATGCCCCATTCCTTGACTACCGTGCCATCGACGGTCATACCACTACCGGCCCAACTGGTCGGAATGCCGGTAAAGGTTTCCATTTTGGTGGTCGTGGAAAAAATCAACCGGAACGATTCGCCGGTTGACGGCGTGGCCGTGTTGATTTTCCCCTGGAAGTACGCTTGCCCGGGGTTGAGCGGATCGAAGTAGCAGTTGCCCGTTAGCGTGCCGCTGTCAACGATGGTGCCGTTGAACTCACGCGCCGAAGATTCCAGGTGCGTCACCTCGCGGGTGCCGACTTCCGGTGATGGTCCGGTGATTTCGACGTTTTGCGAAATCGTCACGAACGAGCTATTGATAGAGACTTGGAGAATCGTTCCCTTGCCAGCATAATTTGCCATTGTTCACCTCATTAGGGCTGTTGGTAATGAATCGTTAAATCTATCGGCTGGTGATAGGTGCCCTGGTCTCCACCTGTCTCATCCGGTTCGTACATAAAAGGACCGCTTTCAAACTGAACACCGCCTATCGTTGTCGTACTGCCCCACGTTCCGCTGTAACCCTGCAATGCCCCTCGTAACGCTTCCCGAATGTTCAACGCTTCTGGTCGATTCGCACTCCACACGCTCAACTGAATGCGTGGCGTGGCGTATCCTGCTGCACCAGTCAAGTGATGCTGCTCGCCTCCAAATAAAGTGTGAATTGTGATTGCTGGCAGCGCATCGCCTTGGTCTCGCTTGTCGCAATAAATCCGGTCGGACACATACGTTGTCACCGCTGTCACGGTTTCTAGGTAATCGATTAAATCGGTTTCAACGCTCATCGCTTAACGCCCTTCGCGTTGGATTCGATGTATTTTTCAAGTTCAATCTTGAATGTTTCATGAATGTCACGAATCGCGTATTCCTTGTTTTGCTCATAAGCCGGTCGCATGAAAGGATGTGGCGGATTCTTTTTGGTTCCGTACTCCACGGCGAACGGGTAGAAGTAACGCTGGTTTACTTCCTTACCGCTCTTATTCTTTTTCTTTCTCTTGCTGTAAGTAACCAGTTGCTCTGCGTTCTTGAATCCAACCCGAAAACCGACACGACCGCGCTTTCTTTTTAGTGCGATGATTCCCAAACTCTTTTTCATCAACCCAGTATCGACCGGGGCCAAGCCGCGCGTCGTGTTGAGAATTGACTTTGAACCATATCGCAACGCTGTTCGGATAATCTTGTTAGCAGCAGTTTTACCGATGCTGTCAAACAATCTTTCGATTGCCTGCAATCCAGTGACTTCAATGCTTGCTTTGAGTGCCATTTACAATGCTTCCTTACACCACAACTCCAACTCCACGTTAAAACTACCGGCATTTTTCACCGCTGTAATTTCAAGGGTTCGGCTGCTTCCTTGTTTCGGGACAACTCGCATTTTGCTGGTGATGCCCGCCACGTATCGCGTCTTGATGATGCTCGTAATGTCCGGTTGCACCTGCATCGCGTTCCAAAACTCGCGGCCCGTTGTTATTTCCTCGCCGCCCCAAACTTTGGTGAATGGCTGCCAGTCCGCAATTCGATGCCCGCTGGCACTCTTGGCTATTCCCACATCGCGCAGTATCGTCATGCGAAACGGAAAGTCCCCGGCAGCGGATTTCTTCGGCATCGACATTACACACGTCCGTAATCCTCTAGGCTCAAAAGGCTATCGAACATCGGCAATTCGCTTGTGGCACTTCCGATGTTCACCGGCTCACGCACGCGGTACAAATACGCCGCCACGCTCAGGATGTAGGTTTGCAAGTTTGCGGGAACGGCACTCGCCTGCCCGTAACCCGCAACGCATTGAATCGTGACCGCGTTTTTTTGGTCGCGGGCTGTTGGCCACACGTCTCCCCATCGTGGCGTGATGCGTCCCGGCTCGCTGTAAATGTCCACTTGGTAATCACTGGTGGCCATTGTCGTGGTTGTGCCATCAACCGCTTGCACGTAGCCGATGCTCGATACGCTTTGCAACGGTGGGCGGGGAACATAAATCGCCGCGGCCATGTTGTGACGCGTGGCCTGCGGAAACTCATCAAGCGATATTCGCAAGGTCTTCGTAATGATCGATCGGTCCAGTTTCTTTTCCGCTAACCGCGTGGCCGCTTTGATGTAGGTATCCAGCAAGCCGTCTTCAGCATTTCCGTCAATGTGCGCGTGCAGTTTCAGCGTCTCCACGCTAACGGGAGTGTCGGCTGATTCGGAAACGACTGATACCGCAAAGCTCACGCTCGCACCTCACGCATCCGTGGCCGTCGCTGGGCACGTTCCGGCGCACCAGCAACGGCGGTTGTTTCGAGAACCGCGCCATCAACGAACGTCGCGTACTTCGCCGCTACGAGTTGTCGCGCCTCCACTTCGGGGAGGTCGATGACCGAACCGGCAGCCGCCGATAAATTCGCCCCAGCGTAATTGCTTTTGAGTTTGATTTTCATTGAACGATTGCCGTAAAGGTTCCACTGGTGCCGGTACTCGCGTTGCTCACTGTGACTTTTAGCCGCTCGTTGGCCAGCACAAACGGCACGCCCCCCGTTGTGCTGCCGCCGGTCGTGCTTTGAATAGCCTGCCGCGGAACGTAGGAATTGAAGCCAGTAAAGTTGACTAAATCCAAAACCGTTTGCGTGGTGCCCTCAATCGTCACCGTCACATCGGCGTTAGTCGTGAACGGGGTCGAGCCGGGATGGTAAACGATGTTGATTAAGGAACCATTGAAAAAGCCCTCGCTGGGAATGTACCCAGTAGCTCCGCTCGTATTGTCGGTGGTCAGTGTCAGACTTTTTTTAACGGTGTATGCCATGAGTTCACCCGAAGTGATGTTGGTGCCAGTAGGTCATATCATCTTCCGCACCGGCCAAAACAATGCTTTGCACTTCCTGGCCGTTAAGCTGCTCGCGTAATTGGCCAATCGCTGCCTCGCACTGTGCCGAACGCTCCAGCAAGTCTTCTCTTGCTTTGTCGTATTCCTCGCCCACGCCAACCACAGCCATCAGTCGGTTGTTGTAGTACGTGGCGTGCCGCTGCAATCGAGCGAGGTCGAACTTCAGCTTGGTAATGTTTTGGCTAACTTCCTTTTTCTTTTTGGAAATGTCGCCTTCGCGGGCCTTGTGCTTTAACCGCATCGACTGCGGGGCAGGGGTGAAAGCGTAATCAAAGGCTGTTTTGCAAAGGTCGCTGTTGCTGTGAATCGTGACCGAAATACCACGCCCGGCCGCAACGCCAATCCAGTATTCGCATGACGGGCGTTGGTGGGCGTATTCACTGCGCAAGCCCTCGCCATGCTGCGCCATATCGACGCCCCACAAGCCAACTTCCGACGCACCTTCATGGATTGCCAGTGCCAACATCCACGCAACACTGTTCGTGTAATAGTGACTTGGCTCGCCAAGCTCATTGCGAACTAGCGGGCCAAATGCTCGTTTGATTTCCTGTCGCGGATACACAACGGAACATGGAATTTGCGATGCCAGTTCTTGGGTGTAAATCGGTTTGCCGTGTTCACTTCCAAGCCATTTCTTGTACGGTTCATTCCACCGGCTGAAACCCGATTCAAGGTCGTGCAACTCGAACCAGCGGTCCCATCGCGGGCAATCGCCGGTGTTTAACGCCAAGTCAGATAGCCCCCAAATTTCCCACTGGTCATCCTGGTATGGGGCCAGCGCCCGGCTACTAGGTGCCTTCCCAACAATCGCAATTTTCTTCATGCTTCGCTCCTGGTTAGCGAATAGGTTTCGTTCCGGTCAAACAATAAACACCTGGAATTCGGTACGGATAACACGCGCAAAACATCCCTAGCGATTGCATCGCTTCGGAATACCACTCGCACGATTTGAAGTAGCGCGGCATCTCTTCCGCGATAACCAAATTCGGTGCAATCGCCTCTTCTGGTGTGCCTTGAACAATGATGTGAAAGAGCAATCCGCCTTCACTCAAAAGCCGATAAGATTCGGCTAGCATCGGCATCGGGTCTTCAAAGTGTTCAAGCACGCCAATCGAATACACACAATCAGCCGAGTAATCCGGCTCGCCGGTATCGCAGCAATCGGCGACGATACATTGCGGTGGCGGCAGTCCGCACTTGGCAAAGTTGTGCCGCGCCAACCGCAGCCCACCTTCGGCCAAGTCAACGAGAGTTACATCGCAGCCTTTGGCGGCAAGGTACTGTGACGTTGTGCCACGCCCTGCGCCGAGTTCAAAGAACCGCGCGTCAACCCGTAACCCTTGGGCCAGGTTCCAAAGGTCCGTGAAGTACGCGCGGTGGTTTCGCTGATGAACCGTGATCGGCTCATCGGGGGTGTACAGCATGGCATGGGGACCAGTAGCAATTTCTTGCCACTCTTGGTCCCATGCCTGCCATTCACCGGGGATTGAGGCTAGTGCCTGGCTCACTTTATCACCCCAGTTTTTAGGTTGAGACAATTCCCAAATTGCGAATCACGTCCAAGATGGAATTGACCGTTCCACCAAGGTTGTTGATCGCCGTAATCGCACCGGCAAGGCTGGACGTTGCGGCCGTGGTCGCGTTGCTAATCGCCCCCTGAATGGACGAGTTGAACGTGATTTGGCCACCAGTCTCCACGTCGATGGTGTTGCCACCCTGCTTGCGCGAAATCTTCCCGTTGTAACTAGGCATCGGTTAGTCGCTCCGCATTAGGTGGTGGGGGAAATGACCGTCAGTTCACCAGCAACGTGAGTGCTGGCGTTGGTGGTGGGACCAACCCGCACACCATACGGCGTGGCAATCACCATGCCGACGTTGGCAGTGCCGGTGGAATTGACCACGGTTCGCAGGTAACGATAGGTCGGCTTCACCAAGTCGATCTTCATAACCGACGCGGTTTGCGTACTCGCCAGCGTGACCGTCGAACTGTTGTAGCTCGCGTTGGCGAACGATGCCGTGGCGGTCGATGCCGACACTTGCAGCGTGAACGAAACGGAGCTTGTGGTGTTGGCGGTAACGTGCCGCAGCATCACACCTTCGCAGTTGTGCAGCCCCAGGTCCAAAATGGACGAGGCCGTTGTGGTGCAACCCGTGGTGTAGGTGTGCAGCACAATGTCTTTCGTGTTTTTCGAGAGGTTCATGGTCTATTGCACTCCTAAAAATTAGCCAAGGGTAACGCGGGAGAACGCTTCGGCAAGCACCGGCATGCCGTCCACTTCTTGACGGCCGATGAAGCCGACCTGGTTGTTTTCGGCGTAGAGTTCATCGAGCCGTTGCAGGCCCATGCTCTTCGCTTCGGCAATCCAATACTGCTTGAAGTCGCCAATGATGCCGACGTACAGCCCACTCGTGAAAGTGTTGGGGGCGTACTCGCTCATCGCATACGGCACTTCCAAAATCGTGTCGGGCGTGCCACCAAGGCCAGCCTGCCACAGATATTGGCCGTTGCCGTCCTTCAGCTTGCGGATGTTGCGCACCGCGTCACGGTGGAACACCCAGCGGGTTGAAGGCGAATTCATGTACTGCGCCTTCAGGTTGAACTTGGCGTTAATAAGACCGTCAGCGGTGATCGCCGTGCCGGTGTTATCCGTCGAAACGTCGCGCGAAGTCGGGATGCCGTCGTTGCTCGCGGTGAACACGCCCAAAGGCTGGTTCGATCCGCTGCCGGTCAGGAATCCTTTTTCTTCGGTAATGGCGAACTTGTAGCCAAGCCGCTGCGTGACCAACGCTTCCGCGCCCATCGAAGCACGCTCCAACAGGGTACGGCTCACCTTGATGCGCTTGGCCAGCGGGTGCGGCGTCAGCTTGCGTTTGCCGAACGCCATCGTCGAATCTTCGCTGCCGGTTTGGATTTCGGCGGTCCAATTCGCGTCGGCCGGGTCGGCTTCGAGCGAAGCAGCACCCAGGCTTTCGGCCATGCTGAGCTGGTACACCGTCGCCAAACCGCGAATGAACACGAGGTCATCCACGAACTTGACGAGCGAAGTCACCATCTGTTCCGGCATTTGGAGGTAGCCACCGGACACGTCCGAATCGGCGGACAATGCACGGAATTCATCGGGGCCGGTCATTGCCAGCCGCGACAAACCTTGCCGCATGTAACCGCTGAAAGCCGAGCGATATTCGTCGCTGGCAAAGCGGTTCTTGGTTTTGTTGGCGGGGGCCAGCGGTTCCGGGTTTTCCGGCTTGTCGGGCTGGCTGCGTCGGCCGCGACTGCGGGCAAGTTCCCGCTCTTCGTCGGCCAAGAATTTCGAGCGACGTTCGGCCGCTTCGAGTTCGTCGATCTGGCTGCGCAGTCCATCAACTTCGTTGGTGATTTCGTCGAACTGCTTGGCCTCTTCGGCGGTCATCGACCGCTTTTCGGTGGTGGCTTTGTCGTTGAGGGCCTTGGCTTGCGCCCACAGCGTTTGCCGTTTCTCGCTGAGTTCCTTGATAGTCATTTCGCTTGACTCCGTGTTAGAGCCGGTAGCGAAATGCCGTTGCGACTAAGAGTGCGGGCAATACACCACCGGCAAGGGTCTTGGGGGACACTTGCAAGCGGCTTTGCCCGCGAAGGCGTGTCAAAGCACACTTATGAGCGGCGCACCGTGCAGCAACGGCTGCGAGAGAATGCGCGGCTGAAAGTAAGTTGTTGGTGCCGGGCTTGTGGCTCGACTACGGAACTATACCACGGTTGATGAAAAACCGAATCAACCGATTCTGTAATTACAAGTTGGGGGTGTTTTACCGCGAAAGCTTTTGTCGCCTCTTGATTGAGGAAGCTGGCACGAGGCATTGCGATTTGCAGCCACACTTCGGGCACTCCAGTTGTTGATATTGCCAATCAGCGGTTTTGGGCCAACTTGATCGCACTCGCATCAGTGCGGCCTTGCACGCTTGACAACGGTCACCACTTTTCACTGTTCAATCTCCTGTAAAATCCGTTTCTCAATCGCCGCTTCCGCTAACTCAATCGCCTCTTTCGCGTACCCGCCGATATGCGGCGTGATAATCAATCGGTCGGGATGCTCGTTCGCGTAGGCAAGCAATTCTTGATTGATGCCGTCGTACTCGCCGCACACCACGTCTAACGCTGCGCCGGCAAGGTGCCCGCTGCGTAGGCTGGCAAGCAGCGCCGCCTCATCCACCACCTGCCCCCGGCTGGTGTTGACAAAGTACGCTCCTGGCTTCATGGCAGCGAAGAATGCCGCATTGCACATACCACGGCTGGTATCGTTTAGATCGACGTGCATTGTCACGATATCGAGTTCACTTAGTGAAAATATGCCAGCCGGTTCCGGGAAATCTCCGTTACCTCCAAGCATTGTGCTGGTCGCTTCTATTGCCCCTTGCCCACGAATAAACGGCGCAAGCATTTCCGAGACCATACTACCAATCCTGCCGTATCCAATTATGCCAACAACCATTTCGCTTAGTTCCCGCCCCATAAACTGCGTGCGGTCCCAGCCACCACCA